GCAACCTGACCCAGTACCAGCATCTGCTGGCGCTGGTGGCCCCGGTGCTCCCGGCTGGGATGATGATATTCCCTTCATGCGGCTTCATCCGCTGGAAGGGGGTTAAGTCTACGCACTACTGCAACGCAATCAATGCCGGGGTTCTTTGTGAGCCCTGACATCTTTTCTATCTAACCCCAAACGGGGGCACCTGCCCCCTGGGGGTCATGGTGTCCCTAATTCGATCAGTTCTCTGATAAGAACAGGAGAAACACCATGTCCGATAGCAAATCCCTCGTGACCCGTATCGCCAGCCGCTATGGCGTGGACAGCAACAAGTTCTATGAAACTTTGAAGGCTACCGCGTTCAAGCAGCGAGACGGCAGCGCCCCAACCAACGAGCAGATGATGACTCTGTTGATTGTGGCTGAACAGTACAAGCTGAATCCGTTTACTCGGGAAATCTATGCGTTTCCTGATAAAAACAACGGCATCATCCCTGTGGTTGGGGTTGATGGGTGGAGTCGCATCATCAATGAGCACTCTCAGTATGATGGCGTCGAGTTCGTGTACGCGGACAAGATGGTCAAAATGCCGGGTGCCAAAGTGGAATGCCCTGAGTGGATTGAGACCGTGATGTACCGGAAAGACCGGACGCGGCCAATCAAGATCAGGGAGTTCCTGGATGAAGTGTACCGCGAGCCTTTCCAGGGCCAAGGTCGCAACGGTGCTTATACCGTTGATGGCCCCTGGCAGACTCACACCAAGCGTCAGCTTCGTCACAAGTCGCTCATCCAGTGTTCTCGCGTAGCCTTCGGCTTCGTGGGAATTTACGACCAGGATGAAGCGGAACGTATGCGTGAGATGGAACAGGCGTCGGCCATTAACCCGGCTGTTGCCAACCTACCTCACATGACTCAGGACGCCTCACGACAGCCGCTGCAAATCGACCACAAGAAAATGGATCCGATTTTGCAGCAACTGGCAAACCGCGCTGTTAAGCAAAATGCTTGGAGTGCAGCACACCAGTATGCCGGTGAGCGTTTCCAAGGTGCAGAGTTGGAATACGCTACCCAGTTCCTCCGTGACAGAGAGCTGGATGCAATGGAGCCACTCAACACCAACTATGGTGAGCAAGAAGCTGAAGGTGAGGGTAACGCTACCTACATCCCGGCTGAAGGCCGCCAGTCTGGTTCTGAAGAGCCGCCACTTCCCGAAGAAGATGACTTCTTTGGTCAGGGAGGGCCTGAAGAGCAGTAAACCATCCCCCTGAAGGGAGGGAGTCTCCCCCCTGTCAGGGGGGATCTCCCTTTAATCAAAGGAGAGATCCATGAAAATCATCAATTTGTCCCAACGAGACGATGATTGGTTGGAATGGCGTAAAGGCGGCATAACTGCCACTGACGCGACCATTCTGCTTAACCGGTCACCGTATAAAACTCGGTGGCGACTCTGGGCAGAGAAAACGGGCTATGCCCGTGAGGTCGATCTAAGTTTGAATCCTCTCGTTCGTCGAGGGGTTGAGAACGAAGATAAGGCCCGCCAGGCATTTGAAGCGAAGCACAACGATTTGCTTCTTCCTGTCTGCGTTGAATCTGCACAGAACCCTCTCCTGCGAGCCTCTTTGGATGGTTTAACTGGAGATGGGGAGCCTGCCGAGCTGAAGTGCCCAAGCGAGAGCGTCTGGAAGGACGTTTGCGCGAACGGCGTCAACAGCAAGCCATATCAGCTCTACTATGCACAGGTCCAGCATCAATTGCTGGTTACTGGCGCGGACAAGGGCTGGTTGGTGTTCTGGTACGAAGGTGAACTCCGAGAGTTTGTGATTACTCGCGATGAAGCCATGCTCAATGAACTGCTGGCGCAAGCCAAGGAGTTCTGGCAGCAAGTGCTGGAACGTAAGGAACCCGAAAAAGATCCTGAGCGCGATTTGTATATCCCTCACGGGAAGCAGGCCGAGCGATGGATCAGTGCAGCAGAGGAATACCGAATCTATGATGCTGAGATTCAGGAGCTTAAACAGCGACTGAGTGAGCTTCAGGATAAGCAAAAACCTTTGCTGGACGATATGAAGTCTCTGATGGGCGAATACTTTCACGCTGACTACGGCGGTGTGATGGTAACTCGCTACAAAGTGGCTGGACGGGTGAATTACAAGAAGCTGCTTGAAGAGAAGGCGTCCGGTGTTAAGCCTGACGACATCGACAAGTACAGAGACGAAGCTGGAGAACGGTGCCGTGTCACGGTGACCGATTCTGTCAAGCCACGGTACATTGTGGACGAGGAGGTGCTTGCACCGCTCGACTACATGC